GATTTAGCCCGGCAGGAATTCGACGCTTGGCGATTGAACTCGCCGAACGTCCGCCAGAAACGACAGGAAGTAACTAACCGCCGAATGGACACGCTCGGGTTCGACTGCTGACACAACGGCGCAACGAATCCGTAGCAATAGATAGGTCAACTCCCGCACAGTCGGGAATTGCCAGAAACCGGCAACGCTGCACCGTCCAATCAGTGCCAGTCAGCCAGCAACTGAAAATCTAAACCGCAAACAATCCGAAGGGATGGTGATCTAATGGCTGCACTCAAAGAACTACGCGAAAAGGCTGGTGAACTAGGCGCAGAAATTACCCGTCTGCACAAACTCGCAAACGACGACGATCACACGTGGTCGCAGGAAGACGAAACCGAGTGGACGCGTCTAAATGACGCTTACGACGAAAACGCCAAACGCGTCGAACACCTCGACAGCAAACAGAAGCGAGCCGCTGAAATCGCGGAAGCGATGAACGAACGCCACGAGTACGACATTGGGCGAGGCGACATGGACGGTCGGAAATCGACCGGAGAATCGCGTTCGATGGACGAAGACCGCATGACGGCGTTGCAGGGTTGGATTCGCAACGTTAACGATCTGGATCCGGAAGAACGCCACATTCAAGCGGCGAAGCGCACCGGGTTGAATCTCGGCAAAAAAGGCGTCGATCTGCGTCTGTTGGGTGACGTTCGGAGCAATTCGGAACAATGGCACCGGGGTTACCGTTACCAAGCGGAACCGCGGCACGAATACCGAGCAATGAGCGTCGGAACGGACGCAGACGGCGGGTACACGGTGCCGGAAGGGTTCCAGGCGGAACTTGAGCAGTCGATGCTTGCGTTCAATGGTGTGCGGCGAGTTGCCCGTGTGCTTCGAACGGCGACCGGGAACGCGCTACCGTGGCCGACGTCCGACGATACCGGGAACTCTGGTGCGTTGCTGGCGGAAAACACCACGATCGGCAGTTCCGTCGAGTCGACATTCGGCGTTAAAACGTTGAACGCGTACAAGTACAGCTCGACGCCGATTCTGGTCTCGCAGGAATTGCTCGAAGATTCCGCGTTCAATCTGTCGTCAGTCATCGCCGAACAGTTGGGTGAGCGACTCGGAAGGATTACCGCGGCACACTTCACGACCGGAACCGGTTCGGCGCAGCCGAACGGGATCGTGACGGCGACGTCGGCGGGTAAAACAACCGCGTCGACGACTGCGATTACGGCACTCGAACTGATCGATCTGGAACACTCAATCGATCCGGCATATCGCGATCTTGCGAGCGTCGGATATATGTTCCATGACAACGTCCTGGCATACCTCCGCAAGTTGGTCGACGGTGACAGCCGGCCGCTGTGGAACAGCGGAATGGCGGCAGGAGTGCCGGACACGCTGCACGGTCGACCGTACACGGTTAATCAGAATATGTCGTCGACCATCACCGCGACGGATAAGACGGTCATATTTGGTGCGTTTGAAAAGTACATCATTCGCGACGTGTCAAACGTCCGACTGTACCGCCTCGAAGAACGTTACCGGGATCTGGACCAGACCGGATTCATCGCGTTCAGTCGTCACGATGGCGAACTGATTAACACGGGTGCTGTCAAGCACATGATCCAGGCCGCTTCGTAACCACCTTCGCGCGGGGTGCCGCCGGTCGGGTCACGACGACCGGCGGCACTCGCAGTGCGTTTAACGATTTGAGAAAGTCGACGATATGACAGGTAAGCGCGTCACAGTGCAATTAACGCACAACAGCGGGGTTCCGGGGTCGGAAGGTCTGCCGGGACAGATCGTCGAATGCAGCGAGGCACAGGCGAAGGTCTGGTACAGCGTCAACGGTGCGGTGGAAGTCGCCCGCAAGCCACTGAAGCCAGAAACGAAACCAAAGCGGGAATCGGACGACAAGGCAGCGAAACGAAAAGACAACGCGGCGAAGTAGAAACTACCAGCGGCACGGACCGTCGCACGGAATCGACCGCGGAAAACAGCCCGCGGTCGATTTTGCGTAAGGGGATGGGATGCCATACGAAGTCACGACAGATCCGGCCGCGGAACCGTTAACGCTGACGGAAGCGAAGTCACAGCTACGCGTAACCGCCTCGAATGAAGACACGCTGATAACGTCGCTGATCGTCGTGGCCCGGCAGTACATCGAGCAGATCACCTGGCGGAAACTGATAACGCAAACACTCACGTTAGAGCGGGAGTATTTTCCGCCGGGTGCGGAAGCGTTGCTGTTACCGGGCGGGGACGTGTCGTCGATTACCTCAATCAGTTACACGGACACAGACGGCGATCCCGCGACGGTCACGACACAACAGGAAAACCTGACGGCGATCCCGGCAGAACTGACACCGGTCTATCAGGGGTCGTGGCCGTCAACACGTCGACAACAGGCGGCCGTGTCGATCGTCTACGTTGCCGGATACGGCGTAGCGGGGTCGGACGTCCCGGAACCGATCCGACACGCAATGCGGTTACTCATCGGTGACTACTACGAACACCGGACGAATCAGCCAGTTGTTCCGATCGGATCGGTAGCGTTAAGAACCGCCGTCGACAATCTGTTGGCACCGTACAAGGTCCGCGATGACAGATTATTGGTGAACGTGTGAAAACCGGAACACTGCGGGAATACGTCGAGGTCGAGGCACCAGCGGCAACGCAGGTACGGGACGACTACGGACACCGCACGAACGACCCGACGAACTACGTGTCACAGTTCTACGTGTGGGCAAACATCAAGGTTAAGGACGATCTGACTGCGGAACTGGAGGTGTGGCACAGCACAGATTCGACACAGATCACGTCAAAATGGCGAATCGTGCGGGCGAACGGTTCGAACTGGATTGTAACCGGAGCGTTCGACGCGGACGGCGACCGCAAATCGATAACCATCTTGGCGGAGCCGGAATAATGGACGAATTCGAAGCGGTTGGTGGTTTGCGTGTCGCGGTCAATCGGGACGAGATTGCCAGCGTTCATGAATACCATGACGACGAAGCGGAAGACATCGACGACGAGATAACAATACTGGTTTCATTGAAAAACGGCGTCGAGTTGCAGATTCGTTGCACGTTCGACGAGTTCATGGACCGCACTGAGGGATAACCGTGGGATCGAACGCAACACGCAATTTCAGGCTGGAGGGAATGGCACAGATCGACCGTCGATTGTCGACGCTGGCGGGATCATCCGCGCGTAAGGTCGTTCGAGCGGGCTTGACGGCGGGTCTGGCGGTGCTGGTGAAACAAATCCGCAAGGAAGTAACCGCGGAACCCGGAATCAGTCCGCAACTGAAAAAGGCACTAAAACGAGTCGTCAACAAGCGTTTCAAAAAACGCAAACGACAGGACGCACTCGACGCGAAAGCCGGTTTTGCGGTCGGCAAGGCACGACAGCCGAACCGATCGGGCAAGAGCAGCGGAGGCAGTGGACTCGGCAGTCGAAACGTTCATTGGTTTGCGTTGGGAACTCGCTTGCGTCGCGTTAAGTCGTCCGGTCGAGCTGTCGGACGCATCACACAGTTGAAGATTGTCAGTCGAGGCATCGCAGCGGCGAAAGGTCCGGCATTACGAGAAGTGCGATTAGTCGCCCTGCAAACGCTGGCGAAGGAAGTTAACCGACTGCGGCGGGAGGTTTAGGCGTGTCGCTCGAAATAGCACTACGAACGCATCTGCTGTCAAAGTCAGCGATCACGACACTTGTGTCGCAACGCGTCGTGTTTGGGGATATCCGCGAATCGGTCGAGGAGTTACCGCATATCGCGTTCAAAATCGACGATTCGGACTGGCAGTCGACGCTGGACGGCGTTGCCGTCGATCTGCAATTTCCGTCGGTTGAGTTCGAAGTGCGGGCGGAAGATCCCGGAAATCTCGCAACGCTGGCGAATCTGATCCGCCGAGCACTCGTGGAGATGGAAACCGGCGCATCAATCATTACAACTAATGAGGGGACCATCGTCATCGAGTCGGCGGAAATACTCGACGGCGGTACGGACCTGTCACCGCTTAAACTGGTTGAAGACGACAACACAATAGAAGTTTTGAGGCGTTCTGTACTGGTACAGATCGCATTCCGATA